AGCCCAAATCCTTCTGCGACTCTATATAATTCGTCGCCTATATATCTTATGTTATTAGCAAATACAATCCCACATTTAGGGCAAATCTTCATTCGTTTTGTTTTCCCATCTTCAAATTCCTGCCAAAATTGCTCGTATTTATCTATTTCATCTGTGTAATGACAATTTGGACACCTTGCCACCATAATTGGTTGTACAGGATCTAATTTACTCACTTGCTCAAACCTCCTATATACTACTTTTTAAGAATTTTTACTGCTTAAAGGTATATTTCCTTATGTTAACCCTTTTATAAGACTATTCTATATAAATACACCCCTTTTAAAAGCTAAAAAATATATATTTGAGTGATTTCAAACCTCCACTTTGTAAAAAAAGCCTTTAGAAATAGCTCATAGGATTATTTGGGGTATATATATTATATGTGTGAGCGGAGTCGACACCCCCCCTACCTTCATTTATATTGCTGAACTGAAAAACTTCGCAAAACATAGATTTTACGAAACTTTTACCTTCATTATAGGCTATTCTTCCTCAATATCATCTACATCTACTGCATTTTGCCGTTGCTCAATCATATCTACCGCCTTTGATAGCTGTAGAAGGGTATCATCGTCTAATTCTTCTAGCTTATCCACCTTATTATGGTCTATTGATCCAGATACCTGATGCTGATGTTCTACTCGGTCCGCCATTCCTCCAAAGTTTTTCAAATAGAAGATTGCTCCCGTGGTATTTCGCCCAGGTAGAAAGAGTTGTTGCTCCCAAATAGTCAAAATAGTGTTTTCTGCCTTTTTTGTAATTGTTGCATAGTTGGACTTATTTTTCCATCTATAGAAGGTTGAACGGTCAACTTCAAGAAAAGCACATAAATCTCTTATGCTGCAGAAGTTAATTTTTTTCTCAGGGTCTAACTTCTTATCAAAATAACTTTGAATTTTTTCCTCTAATTCTTCAGGAGTATATTTGAACGGTGCCATAATTATTTCACCTACTTAATATTAATAAGATAATCTAATATAGTTATTAACTCTATCTCAAAAGAAAAGAAAATATATAAAAGAAAAGAAAAGTTCTTCCTCTTTCCGCAAATCTTTTTTTGAAGATCTGCTACAAGAGTCAGAAAAAAACCTGTTCAGGTTATCGCTTACCTGAATTAATTTTCTGCTTGTTGCTGCAGGTCCTATCTCTACTATTATTATATGCTCTTATATTGCTATTTGCAAAATATAACTTATTATGAGTATTTCAAATAACTAAGAATAAGAGAGTATTTTGGAGGTTTGACGGCTATAATCTAATCTAATCAGTCTATAAGCTAGAATATAGAAGTTGAATAACTGCTCTACTATCTATATAATGAAGTTACCAAATCAAAAAGGAGTGGAAAAAATGAGGAAAGAAAACAAAGAAATATTAATACAAGAATTGATAGGGAAAAGTATTGAAATTGACGCTGAATGGTTAGAAGAAAATGATCCAGAATTATTGGATTGGATTACATCAAGCAAATATTGGGGTAGAGGTTATGATTTTGTGCCTGAACGTTCAGAGGCTGTAGCAAGAGTTGAATTTGACGAAGCCGGAATAAGATATTATGTAACATTTGAAAGCCATCTTGAAGGAGTACAACAATCGCTCAATAATCAACCAGCCTGGGGCGAAGATAGCTGGGAGGATTGGGAAGACACAGAACAGCTCAAAAAATACTACGAATTGGCCAAATAATTATCAGGTGCTGGGTATCACCAAAAACTGCCTACAAAAATCAAAAGGAGTATATATAATGAAGAAATACAAAATAACCTATCAGATCTTAAATGGCGTATATGAAGAAGTGAAAGAATTAAATGAAAGAGAAGTAAAAAAGTTAAAAGATAATTGGAATTATACATTAGAAGAGATTAAAAATTAAAAAGGAGCGTGTTAAATAATGAAAATAACAAAATTTGATATCAGGTTAATTAAGGAAAACGAGGTAGATTATCAGGCGATAGACAACGAAAAAATAACCAATCCAATAGTGGCAGCTGAATTTTTCAACAAGGTGTTAGAAATGAATTTCAGAACTCAGGAAGTGTTAGCAATGGCTACATTAGATGTCAAGAATAATGTAACTGGGGTTTTTGAGGTCCACAAAGGTGGATTATCCTCCTCGATAGTTGAGCCTAGAACAGTTTTTCAAAGGGCAATAATGCAAAATGCTGCAGCTATAGTCTTATGTCATAATCACCCAAGCGGCGACCCAACACCAAGCGGTGATGATGTCAGCATAACAAAAAAATTAGTCAAAGGTGGCGATATATTAGGAATTAATGTTGTAGATCATATTATTATAGCTGACAGTCAATATATCAGCTTCAAAGAAAAAGGTTTAATCTAATCTTAACGGTTAACTCTTGCAGGTCCTGAAAGATCTGCAGGAGCTAGCTTTTAAGCTAGAAAAAAATTAAAAGGGGGTAATATAATGAAATATGAAGATCTACAGCAAAAACTTGAGAACATTAAGGACAATCTGGCAGCGACAGTTGACGCAGGTATCAGCACATCGGGAGAGGTTAATCTTTTCCGCGAGATGAACAAAGGTATATCAGACGCACAGCTTGCTATCCTTGACTTGCAGCGACAGCTTGCAAAAGACCATCAGCCTGAGTATTATATCGCAGCTCAGGGGGTGCAGCAAAATGAGAAAAAACAAACTGTTTGACAGCTGGGGCAATGCAAAACCGCAATATCTCATAGTAGACCGGCAGGGCTTGATTATAGCCCGAGCCGGCACTCAAGCAGAAGCGGACCGCAAGCTAATGATGTATGGGAGTTATGACTGCCAGGTAATGAGGCAAGATAATCTATTCCAGGAGGTTTTGAAATGAGAAAACTTAAAGATCTGATTATATACTTGTTAGCTGCAGTTATTGGTGGTGGGTTTTGGTATTACTTGATTGTAGTTTGGGCTGATTATGTGGCGACTTATCCAAATTATTAAACAGGAGTTGTGCAAATAATTAAGCGGCCAGTTAACCGCTGGCTGCACAAAATCAAAAGGAGGAAATTATAATGAAAAAGAAACAATTTACTATCGTTGTTCAAGGGAATAGATTTGGCGATTATTATGTTAACGGTCTTAACGAAGAAGGAATGTTTAGCAAGTGGAAAATAGAATATAATTATTATCCAGAATATGAAGAATATAAATTATTTAATGTTGAAAATATAGATTATAATTTAAGGCCCTATGAAATTAAAAAGCAAACAATTTCAAGGACTAAAGAATGGTATGATAAAATTAAATTTGCTAAAGGTGATTATCCTTATTGGTTTGAAGAATTAGAGAAAGAAGTAAGTAATTAATTCTATCAGCCTGGGTAAGCTGCAAAACTGCCCGCTCTACAAGGCAAAAGTTTTTCTTTAGTGGGTAATTATACCTACTTTTTAATTCTAGGAGGTGGAAGAATGAAAGTATTAAGATATTTTGACGGCGAATATAAAATCGCTATATCAGAATTAACAACAGACCAAGCGGCCAGAATATTAACAGCACTAGATCAGGTAGACAGCGAATTAGCAGATGAAATCAGAGCAGCTATTAAGGAGGGTAATAATGCACGAAATCACAAAGAAAATTAAAGAATATATGGAAGAAAGAAATCTCAACCAGCAGGAAATGGGAAAATTAATAGGAGTTAGCAAATCTCATATGTCAAAGATAATGAACGGCCACCAGGACCCAGGCAGCAGAATGACCAATAAATATTATAAACTACCAGGTATTAAGGAAAGAGAAGCAATAGAGCAGACAAAACAGGTAATAGATGATCTATGGCTATCAGGCCAGATTGATGAGCCTGCAGCAAAAGAATTAGTCAGGGCTTTACAATATGACAGCGATAACTAATTATATATTGATAACTGGCGGGCTATTGGTGGTGGCTGCTATACTCAAAAAGAAAGGACCAGGGGCTTAATCCTGGTCTTTTTCTTTGTTCTCCTGTTTTTCTAATAGATCATTAATACTGTCGGCTTCCTTCATTTCCATTTGGTGCAACTCATAAAAGCCTTCTATCCCTAACTTGCGGGCTTTTTCTCTAGTCAGGTTATTCCAGCGTGTAATATTAACTACCTCCTAAATGACTTTTAATTTTGTGAACTCTGGATTGTGTCCTTTTTGCCAAACCATATGACAATATTCTATGCTATCAGTTTTCCCATCATCAGTAAAACTCATTCTTTTATGATGAACAAAACAATATTTAGGCAAATGCTTATTCCACAAATCAAATCTTTTTTGGCTGCCAAAATAATTTAATCTTAACAGCATTATAACAAAACCACCTTCTTTAACATCATTTAAAGATTTATCAATAATTTTTCTTGCTATATTAAAAGGTGGATTAGTAATAATTATATCAAAAAGACCTTCACAATCTAATTTTAAATAATCATTTTTTATTTCCGCTCTACTGTCTTTTCTTATATCAACAGTTTTTATTTTATTTTTTACGCCAATTTCTTTTAAAGCTGCTGGATAACTCATTGTGTGTTCTTTATCCCCCCCCAGCACAGGGATCTAATATAACCCCGTTTATTTTTTCTATCTTTTGAAATTCATTTAGAAATTTCACAATTTGTTTTATAGGTGTTACATAATAATCAGATTTATGCCTATCGTATCCTCTTAAAGTGCTACTCATTAGCTACCTCCTTTTGCTACCACCTGCAGCAATAAACATTACTATAAAGCATATCATTACTAACCAGCGGGCTATCTCATTAATCATCTTCTGCTTCTACCTTTGCTGCAGCTTCCTCTGCTATCCTATCAATCATATAATTAGGCAGTCCTGGATATTCTTCTCTCAAATCTTCCTTAATTTTTGTAAGGTCCATTAGTCCTCCTTTGCTAACTTCATCAGGTATCGGATCAACGCCCGCTCTCTTTTCTTGAGTTCCTGCCTTCTCTTTGCTAACTTTTTGTATTCTTTCAGCTTGATTACTTTTTTGTTCATTTCCCGTAACCTCCTGATATAATACATCATAATATCCATTAATGTTGTCTATCTGTTCATCAGTAATAACGGTAACCACGGTCCAACCGCTCCAGAGTCCGCTGCTATCAGGAGTCAATACTGAAAACACCAGCTTCTCATTAATTTCCCCTGTAAAAAATAAGTAAAACGATTGTCTATTAATAACATACGGCTTAATTCCCTGCCTTAACTTAGGGAGAAAGCGGGTAGATATATAACCCGCTATCTTATTCTTTTTCCAAAACTTCCCGACTCTTTCAGTCCACCTGCTATGGGCGTGATTGCTTACTCTAATTCTAAACATTACTCGTCCTCCCTGCTGCCAAATAGGCCCCCTTTTCTTGCTTTGATTTTCTCTTTCAAAGATAAATCATATAGAAGAATAAAAACATCTTCTATTCGTCTTTTCATTTCGATTGAGATTTTCTCCAGACTATAACCTTCCTCCCACATCTTAATTACCCTTGGTATTTGTTCCTGCCTCCAACTAAAATCTAATTCTACATCATCTAATAAAGCTATATAGTCATTCTTCATATTTAATTTTTCTGATCTACTTCTGGTTATCTTACTACCTACAATTTTTTCCGCCACTTAAATCACCTTTTTCAAAACGGTATATCAAAATCATCTGCATTAAAGTTATCATCAAATTCCTGGTCTTGTTCTTCTCCTTTCAAAGTTTTTTCTACTCTTTCTTTATGCTGATCTGATACTGACGGCTGCTTTTCCTGATTATTGTTATTTGCAAAATCAAGAAATCTGACATTATCAGCTTTAACCTCTGGATTAATATAAGTGCGGTTATTATTCTCTGATTTTCTTATCTGCAAGGACCCGTCAACCCCTACAAGACGCCCCTTTCCTAAGTGCCTGGCACAGTTTTCAGCTAATCCCCGCCAGGTAACTATATTAATGAAATCTACATCTCTATCGCCGTCCCGATTGGTATAATTTCTTTCACAGGCTATCCGAAAATTGCATACTGGAGTGCCATTTCCTGTATATCTAAGTTCAGGATCTTTTGTCAGCCGGCCAACTAAACAAATTCTATTCAACATCTTCTACATTCCTCCATTTTCCATAATTAGTATCTGCTATGTCCTTAATATCATCTAAAAGTTTATTTAAAACTTCTCTTGGTGCATTTTCTGGTGTATATTCTATCATTTCAGATATACCCTCAAATTCTTTGTCCATTTCTTGGTGTTCCTCTAAAATTTTAGCTTTGACTATTTTATAATCATGTTCCTGCAGCCACTTGTGAAATAAATAAGCCTTACAGTATTCGTGGCAATATTTTTTCGATAAATCTACAGCAATTCCTTCATCAATTCCAACCTGCATAATACATTCTATATCTCTGCAAAATTCTCTACTCTTATATTCAGACATTTTTACCCCTTCCCTGTTAATCTTTTCACTTCTTCTAATATCTCGCCTGGCTGCATATCACTAATATCTATTGTCGCCTTAATTTTCTTTCCGCCCTTCTCATAATTCAATTCTAATATTTCTTTTTTAGTTTTAGCGTGTATCATTCTACTCCCCCTTAATAGCCGTGATTATCCTGCTTAACGCTAAATACTCGCCCAAT